AACCGTGCACACTGAGAATACCGGAGTTGCTGAGTGGAATAATAACTTTGGCTTTCATTTAATATTGGGTGAGGTTTTTATCGTCTTCTCCTTTGTTGTTGCCTAGATACTTGCACACGGGTGCGGTTCTTCGCCTTCATCTTTTTAGTGCGTGGTGCAATGCGACCTTGTTGTGGCACAGGACCACTTGTTGGGCGCACCCGCTTTGATGCGTCCCTCCGTTGTGCATTGGAGATAACTCTCGCGGGATCTTCACCTCTCTCCAATCTCTGCATAAACTCTTGTCTATTTCTTCGCTCAAGACCCGACATACCTTGAAGCATTCTAGCTGTATTTCCTCTCAATTTAGCCTGCTTTTGTTTTTCGTATTCACGCGTTTTCTGTTCCCGATCTTTGCGTTGCTGCGCTTGTTGTTGCTCTCTCTGCTTACGCTCAGCTTCAAGACGCTGCTTAGCTGAGCGATTGCGTTGTAACTTATCAGCATTTGTTAAAACCTTACGAGCATTCTCACCACCCGCAACTCTATTCATGAAACGCTTCCTATTGTCACGTCCCAACTTATTCATGGATTGAAGCTTTGCGGCAGTCTCCTTCGTCGCACGATCCTTAGTATCGCGCTTTGTCTTGGCAATGCGGTCTAATTCTTGAGTCTTTTGACTCAAATCGTCGCGATAAGCCATAAAGTTCTTGAGGTACCGCGATTGTTCCCGTGGTGGAAGATCCTTGACTTCCGATTCGGTTCTAGCCTTGAGCTTCAACTTGCTCTCCAAAAGTCGTTCAATCTTTTGGAGTGATGCGTCATTTTCAGCTTCACGAATAGCCGCTTCCCACTTTTGTCTAGCTTGAGACATATTATTACTAGCGGGTACGACACGCTTGACTTTATTTATGAGGGGTTGTCTCTTAGTAGATATCATCTTGCGCGCGTCATCAAATATTGTTTTGTTCTTTGAATCATTCCACCGCTTCATGAGAGTTTTAAGATTGGAACCGGAGACACCAATCTTCTTGAGTTTTGTCTCCACACCGCCGCGAATGCGGATAGCGTCTTCTTTTCTCTCTTTGTTGAGAGCTTGAGCGTTGGCTAACACCTTCCGATCACCATTGGTAGCCAAACGGTTCATAAACTTCTTACGGTTCTCCCGTTGAAGAGAGGTAAGACTTTGAAGTTTGGTAGCGACGCGTTTTGTTTGAAGATTCCGAGTTCTTTTCTTGGCCTCCTCCATCTTCTTTTTGGCTTCTTCAGCTTTCTTCTTATCTTCAATCATCTTCTTTTCCATTTCTTCCTTCTTCTTCCTCTCCTGGTTGAGAGCTTGAGCGTTAGACACAACCTTCTGAGCTCCATTTGTGGAGAGTCTATTCATAAACTTCTTACGGTTTTCGCGTTCAAGTGATGTGAGACCTTGAAGCTTGGAAGCCACATTTTTCATTTCTTGTTCTTTGAGTTTCTTAATTCGTAACGCTTCGGCATTCCTCCTCTTTTGAGCTTCTTCTTCGAGACGCTTCTTCTCCGCCTCAATTTTTCGCGCACTCTCCTCATCTCTCTTGACCTTCTTTCTCTCATCGTTGAGTGCTACCGCGTTCATAATGACCCTCTTTTGACCATTTTTATTCAAACGGTTCATAAACATCTTCCTGTTATTCCGTGTGAGATCTGTCAGAGTTTGTAGAGATTTGGCAGTGTTCTTAATCATTTTGTCCTTAGCTTGTCTCACAGCCTTTCTGGAAGCATTTAGTTTTTCAGCCTTTTTGAAGACATCACTGACTGATTCCGTCTTCAGTCTATTTTTAAAGACGGCTCGTTCGTCGGGGGTGATATTTGATAGCTTTTTGAGTTTGGCTTCAACATTTTTAATGAGTTTCTGAATCTCAACCTTTTGTGTCGCAACATTCGCATTCACAAGACCCTTGATTGGTGTTGCATTTACATGTGGTGCGTTGAGCTGTTTGAGATACACATCTTTTTTGAATTGTGGGATGACAGCTTTTCTCACATAGTTTCGTACAACATCTTTATCCTTTTCATTGTCGGCATTCTTTGCTTTTGATACAGCGATCAAATCATCAATGAGAGCCTTTCCATTTTTGAAATCCGACATGTATTCTTCCATCTCTTTACTTGTGAGGTGCTTGAGACTTCTGAGATGCTTCTCAAGTTTCTTTTCATCTTGGAGCCTCTTGGCTTCGGCTTCTTTGCGTTTCTTTTCCTCTTCCGCGGCTTCCCGAGCCGCGCGCTTATTCTTGACAGCTTTATTCAATATATTACCTTCAAGTTTGATTGGGTTGATATTTGTATTTGCGTTCGTAACCTTCTTCAAGAGGGATGTCCTTTGGTTTGAAGTGAGGTTATTGAGATCATTGAGGTACACACTAAGTTCAGACTTCTTTCGTGCAAACTCGTCATTTCTACCCTTGAGAACACTATTGAGTTCTCTGATTTCCTTTTTGATTGTGTTCATATTTGTATTAACTTCAATACGATTGAGGAACGATTCTTTGTTGGTATTTGGCAACCGCGTCTCCTTCATATACACACGAAGATCATCCTTCTTTGCTTTTACAGCCCTAGCATTCGCTAATTCTCTAACATTAAATGCGTCCTTCTTTAGTTTATCTAGAGTTGACCTACCCTTGTTGAATTTATTGAGGATGGCTTGTCCATTGATACCCAAATCGTTGAGGTAGTTGGAGAGTTCTTGGCGTTGTGCGGCCTTGGTCTTGACTGCAGCATTTATAGAGAGGGCTCGGTTTCTAATGGCACCTCTATTGGTCTTATCAGCATTGTAATTCTTAAGAAGGTCCTCTTTCTCTTTGCCAGTGAGCTCAAGACCATCGAGGAATGTTGAGAACTCATCCCTATTTCTGGCTTCCTTCTCTTTCTGAGCACGTATACCATTGTCCACATTCTTCACATTACTTTTGATTGCATTCATATTTGTATTGACAGTAATACGATTGAGGAATGCCTTTCTATTAGCCTTTGGAATGAATGTGTCATTCATAAACATGTTGAGTTCCTTCTTCTTGTTATTAACAACCCTGGCGTTGAATTCTGTACGTCGTTTATTGGCTTCCTTCTTGAGACTATTTAGGTTTGAACTACCATTGTTGAACTTGTTAATAAGATCATTTCCGTTGATACCCAAACCATTAATATAGTTGGACAATTCACGACGTTGCGCAGCCTTGGTTTTTATGACATTGTTTATCTGGGTCGCACGATTTTTGAGATTGTTCAAACTCGCCGCTTCACTATCAAAGTTTTTGAGAATGGCTGCTCGGTTGGCATTGCTAATATTGAGACCATTCATATGCTGTACGAGGTTCTCTCTGTTTTGTGCCATCTTTTCTGTGACTCGTTGGATGAGGATCGCATTCGCTTCATTACTGGCATCTTTCAATGAGATGCTATTGTCAGCATTAAACTTATTGAGAACCGTTTGAGCGTTAGCGTTAGAGAGGCCAACCTTCTTGAGATACTTCTCAACTTCAACTCGGGTGGCGAGACGCTTTTCAATGCGTCGCTGTTTTGAAAGTTCTTCAATAGTCGCCCTCAAAGATGTTAAAGTGGTATTCTTGTTGGCGTTAAACTTATTGAGAATACTCGTCTTATTTGAGGCGTTGAGATTTGTCCCATTGAGAATGGCTTCAAGTTCACCGCGATTTTGGGCACGCTTTTGGGCAATTCTCTGGTTTCTCAATTTTACAGCTTCATTTCTGAGAGAATTCACAGTTGCGTTTGACTTGTTGAACTTATTCATGATTGTGTTTCTATCTGCGACATTCATATTGAGACCGTTGAGTGTGTTGTAGAGTTCTATTCTCTCACGAGCTCGTTTCTCGGCGATTCTCTTCGCCTTGAGATCCTTTGCTTCATTCAACACAGAGTTCAGGGTGACATTTCGTGTGTTAAACTTATTCAACAATTCCTTTTGGTCACTGTTGGGAAGGTTCTTTATATCGTTTGTGAGAGTATTGCGCTCGGCACCTCTCTTGGCAATTCGTTTGAACTCCTGGGCTTTATTACCTTCGGTCCTGGCGTTATTATAAGACAAATTCTTGTTTATAATATTTTGTTTGTTCTTGTTGTTCAATAAATTGAGACCATTGAGGTATTCCCTAATTTGTCTACGAATCTCCTTGCGCTCTTCTTCATTTCGCGCGTTCTTCAACTGTCTCCCCCGATTTCGGAGAGTGTTGAGACTTCTTGGATCCGCGTTATAGTTCTTCAATAAGAGGTTCACATCTGGAGTATTGAGTTTCAATTCATCGGAGAGATACAAAGTCAATGCCCCCCTATTTCTATCAATTGTCTTTGCCTCTCTCTCACGGGCATTGTTTTGGAGTTGATTGAGACCAGTTGTCTCATCATTGAATTGTTCCAATAACGCATTTCGGTCGGGTTGGTTGAGGTAAAGGGTATCCAACAAGTTTGAAAAACCCTTGCGAACAGTAGCTTTGCGTTTGGCGTTCAAGTCCTTTTTGTACGCCACGGCATCCTTTTTCACCATCTTCAAATTCTTACCATCATCAAGATTTTTGAAGAATATTCTCTTTGAATTATTATTGAAACCCATATTTGACATGTAGTTGTTGAGATCAGCCTTCTCGGCAGCCCGTCTCTCTTTGGCTCGTCCAACGGCTGTGTTGGTCGCCAATTGTTTTATGGAATTCCAGTTTGTAAAGTACCCATTCAACTTTGAGGTAATCTCAGTCTTATTTTCTGGTGTAAGGTTCTGAAGAGTGTTGAGGTAGTTGTAAAACTCAATTTCATCTTGGGCATACTTCTCATCCTTTCTTGACTTGTTTATTTCTTTAGCTCTATTTGAGAGAACTTTGGAGTTTGTGTTGGTATTATCAAAGTTTTTGAGGATACCATTTATGTCATTTTGGGTGAGGTTGCTCAATCCCTTGAGAACATTCACAAGCTCTCCTCGTTTTTTAGCTTTCAAATTCGCAAACTTTTGATCAGCAACTTTCTTGGCTTCAATCTTGAGCGCCGCGAGATCATCTTGGTTTTTATTGAGTTTATTGATGAATGGTTTTTGTTCACCCGCATTGAGACCTTGTTGATTCATGAACTTTTTGAGATTTGCAAGTTGCTCAGTCTTGATACCAGCCTTCTTTTTGGCATCAAAGTTTGAGGCGTTCTTCATAATGGTATTCAAATTGACATTCTTGTTGAAATTGTTAAAGAACTTTTGCTTTTCTCCATTGTTGAGACTGAGTTGGTTGAGGCGCAATCCCAATTTTATCATGTTTTTAGATCGTTTTTCAGCAATCTTATTTTGAAGTGTTTTGTTCGCCAATTCCTTTGTGGCATTGAAGTTGAGATTTTGAGCCAATATATTTCGTTTGTTGTTGGCGTTTAGACCAAGCTTGTTTATGTAATTGGACTTTTCACGATTGAGTGCGTTCTTCTCATTTTGAGCTTTCTTTTTGGCGATGGCATTGGCTTCATTCATTAATGGTTCCAACTTTTCACGGTTCAACTTGTTGGTCAGGTTCTTTATTTCCTGGTTGTTGAGACCGAGTTTTCTTCCGTGGTTTGTGAGTACTCCCACATTAGCATTTCTCTTTTGTTGAATGCGCGACGCCAAGATGGCGTTTGCTTCTTGTTTGAGATTTGTCAGAGAAATGTTACTATTCACATTAAACTTGTTGAGAACCACCTTTTGATTTTCTGGTGACAATCCTTGTGTCTTCATATATTCTTCAAGTTCATCGCGATCTTTGCCACGCTGTGTCTGAATTATTTTCGTCACCATCACATTCAATTCACTTCGCAAGGTGGTGATGTTGGCATTTTCAGAATTCAACCTACGAATAAATGCGTTCTTGTTTGTGTTTGAGAGGATTGACCCCTTCACATTTGAAGCAAGCTTAGCTTTGTTATTGGCAAGCTTCGCATTTTGAGCATTCTTGATCATCTTATTAACTTCAAGTTGAAGTGTTCTAAGATTTGCCTGGTTCGCATTAAAGCGTCGTTCAATATTAATCTTAGTGTTTCTTGAAACATTGGCGGTTTCAAGGTATTCCATCAAGGTCTTCTTGTTTGCCGCCTTTTGTTCTTGAACTCTCTTACTCTTCAACTCTTGTGCAACCTTTTGAAGTGCATTCACAGTGAGTGTGTTACTATTGTACTTGTTCAACACTGTCCGTCTATCACCGTTATTGAGACCGAGGTTGACGAGGAACTTTTCAATTTGTGCCTTCTCATTTGCATTTTGATTGGCAACTCTTTGGTTTGAGAGTGTCTTCGCTTTGTTACGGTTCCTGTTATTACTACTCAGGAGACTCCGTTTGTCGTCATTTGTGAGACCTGGAAGAGTATTCAGGAATGAGGCATACTCCTTGCGTTTCGCATTCATATTTTCAGCGTTTCGGGTGGACTTGATATTTTTAGCTTCTTGGATGAGGTTATTCACATCACGGTTACCATTGGTAAACTTTCTCATAATGGCATTCTTGTTGACTTGACTGAGCCCAATTTCACCGAGACGAGTGTTGAGTTGGGACTTCAATTCGGCATTTTTCTTATTCTTAATCTGTTGAGCAACCTTAGTCGCTTTATTTCGAAGAGCATTCATAGTCATACTGTTCGTGTTAAAGTCGTTGAGTAAATCGTTTCGGTATTGATTTGTAATACCTAATTCAGTCATAAAATTGATGAATCCCTGCTTACTCTCAATCTTCATATTTTGAAGCCGTTTGTTGGACATTTGCTTCGCACGATTACGATTCATTGCATTATTCTTCGTGAGCTCAGCTTTATCGGCATTTGTAAGACCTGGTAATCCATTGATATATGCGCGATAGTCTTTCTTTGCTTCGTTAAGTTTGGTAACACTCTGTTGTGTCTTCAGGGTTTTGGCCTCTTCAATCAATTTATTCACATTACGGTTACCATTAGTAAACTTTCTCATAATGGAATTCTTATTCACCTGATTGAGACCAAGTTCACCAAGGCGTGTGTTGAGCTTCACACGCAAGGCTTCCACATTTGCGGAACCCTTCGCTTCTTGGAGCTTGAGGGCTTCCGCCTTGATTGAGTTTATGTTAGCCCCTTCATTTCTGAAACGGCGTAATAATTGATTCTTGTTAGATTGATTAATCTGGAGGGGTGTCAAGAATGAGAGAAGATTTTGTGCCGTTGCATTTTTCTTCTCCTCTATCCTTTTCTGAAGGAGATCATCTGCCATCTTTCGCATTGTATTTGCATTGACATTGTCAGTGACACTTTTAATGAGAGCCTCTTTATCGGCGGCATTCAACTTGTTGTAGTTTTGAAGAATGGTACGGAACTCATCTTGCTTCTTTGAGAGTTTCTCTGTCTTCTTTTGAGTATTCAATTGACGAGCTTCCTCAATGAGAGCATTGATGTTTGAACCATTTGCACGAGCTCTATTTAGGAATAGAGTTTTGTTTGTGTTATTGAGACCTGTTGTCTTCAAGAACATGATCATCTTTTCTTCATTTGAGCGTACAACATTCGCTTTCTCATCGGCTTTGAGTTGTGCTTCAACTTGAATTTGCTTGAAGTCATCAGTGGCCATTCTTCGCTTGAAAGCATTGTTGTTCGTATTTGAAATATTCAAACTATCCAAGAATGAAGCGAATTGATTTTCTTCTTCTTTAGCCGCCTCGGCTTGGACTACAATATTTTTCCTCTTCCCCTTACCGAGTTGTATTTGGTTGAGGAACTTTTGTTCTCTCTTGAGACCGAGTTGCTTAACTCTGGCAACCGCCAATTCAAGAGCAAAATCTTCATTAGCTGGGATTGGTTTGGTATTATTTATGGGTGGTAACTGTGGTCCTTGGACAAGACCAGTATTTAAGTAGTAACCCAATCCCTTTTCTCCTTTTCTAAAAACATAACCTTCTTTTGAACCTTTGAACTTATTTGCGGCGACAAAGTTCTTGTTTTCCTTCTTACCGAAAAGTCCCGCGAAAAAACCCTTTTTCTCTGGCTTCACCGACTTCACGGCACTTCTCGTTCCACCCAAAAATTTAGGTTGTCCACCTTTCGCAAAGAGACCACCCATTGGAAATGTCACTTTTGAGTTCTTATTCTTTGGACGATTCACTCGGTTCACCTGGTTCACATTGGTGTTCACACGGTTCATATTGAAGTTTGTGTTCACCTGGTTCACATTGGTGTTCACACGGTTCATATTGAAGTTTGTGTTCACCCGATTCGCATTGGTGTTCACTCGGTTCACATTGGTGTTCACTCGGTTCACATTGGTGTTCACTCGGTTCACATTGGTGTTCACTCGGTTCACATTGTTAACATTGTTCACTGCTGTGTTGTTCACTGCTGTGTTTACATTGCTGTTAACAGAGACAACCCGCGTTCTTCTCGCGAACTTGACGGGTTCGTGTACTTTCATGTATCTGAGACGCTTACCAATGGCATCAACAATTTGTGTCTTCGTCATCTGATCAACATTCTTTAGGTTAACCTTGCGAGCAATCCGTTTGAGATCGGCTCTCTTCGTGGATGTGTCAAAAAGTTGTTCATAATCATTTGGCTTCAATGGGGACTTTTTATCAACAAGATAAGTTCTTGTTGAATTCATCACCATTGGTGGAAGAGGCAATTTGCCGTCCTGAATATCTTGGTAGGCTTCACATATCTCTTTCTTTGTTAGCTTAATATCTACCCCGGCGTTGATCTTAATCAATTTCCTAAGGTTTTCTATATCTGCGTCGGGGTCACACGCATTCATTGTTTTATATTAAGTTAACAAAAAAGTGGAGCAAATTATTTAATAGTAGAGTAGCCTATATTATACAATTTAACCTTATCTTCATAGGGCATATTGAAGTCAAATATGTTTGTATCAGCTACATTTATTTCAATCATTTTTGTATATTCACTATATTCAACTCTATTTGTGAGAGTTGAACGAATGAGGGATTCCACAAATTGTCGTGGATTATTTATTTCTTCTTGGTAGACCCGATCCATTTTCAGTTTTATACATGTGACTTCGTGTGGCTTCTTACCCAAAAATGGAGTCATTGGATATTGTTCCTGTGTTCCCCCATCTATATAGGTCTTCCCCTCATACCTGCCACAAGCAAAAATGAGTGGTATCGCCATACTCATACAGACTGCGTCAATGACTTTCATATCGGGGTGAGTATCCTTAGAAAAGTACTCCGTTGATGATGAATTCAGACAATATGCGGACACATAAATCTTCATTTCCAATTCATCAAATGTGGGATCACACCCACACACTTCTACGAGTTTTTCACGAATAGGGCCTAAATCAACAAAACCAAATTTGTTAAAGAATGAGCCTATGCGTAATTTAACAAAATCGGGGATATTCAGAGATAAAGACACTTCTAGTATTTCATCCACGGACATCCCCAGTGCCAAAAGTAACGCTAAAATTGAACCCGCAGATGATCCAGATATTTCCTTCACATCTATGAGTTTGGATTCAAGTGCTTTGAGAGACCCAATCAACGAATAGATACCCATTGATGCGGGACCCAAAACAAGGTACTTCATCCTCCTATTTAATAGAATTGAGGAAATTGACGACGCAAAAGCGCGAAGATCACAGCGAAAACGATCGCATGGGTGAACGCCGCAGGAATGCTCGTTTGTCCGGATCGGAGAAGACCGCCAGAACCTGGGGGGATAGTCAAGAGGAGACCTGGGCTGAGCGCCAAGAAGAGTGTGGTTGTGACGATCAAGTCGGTCTTCGTCAAAACGAGACCCATCGCCTTCGCGATGAGACTGTAGACGATGAAGAACACGAGCGCGTGGAACATGGTGGCCATTTGGGAGGTCTTTCCGTTTGTGAACTTGAGAGAACGCCCGTCGGTGGTCAAGAGAACACCGGGGCTGAGCGCCAAAAAAAGAGCGGCTGGAATGGCAACTTTTTGGGAGGTGATATCTGGGAGCATGGTTAATATATAGTTATATTATTTTGCTTAGTATGCTCTGCTGCAAACTTAACCCAATGATCAAATGTAGCACCGGGCATGAATTCATCATAGAGACTTGTATCTTCCAAGTATTCTTGGATATGTCTCCAGATATACGACAAATTTGATTCATACGGAATCCAAACAAAGTCACAATCATCGTGATGATCATTGTAACAAAACTCAGCGAAATCGGAAAATGTACATTCAGTCATCAGTGTGTGTTCAAGGAATGCATCGTGAATAAGTTGTTCAACGCGTCTCCACAATTCCCATAGTTCATCTGAGTATTTGATTTGCCAATCTTCAACACTGAGATGAATGTCATCTTCAAATTCTTCTTCATCGCTTGGGAGAACATCATATCCCGCCGTAGCTTCGTAAACGTATTGACTCCAAACCATGGTTATTACTTATCTTCGTTCTCGAGCTTCTCTTTTATCCCAGTTAATGAGAGTGAGGTTGATTCTTTTACTTTAATAGTGTCCTGGATGGCATTAAGAGCCCCTTCCAATTTGGCTTCATCACCACCAAAAAATGTGAGAAGACCTTCACGGATTGCATCTTTATTCATAGATCCCTTGCGGACAGATTTACGAAGGCTGATCTTGCCTTTCCTGAGGTTAATGGTATCAATGCCCTGGTCAATCATGTGTCGCTTCACAGACTCCTTGAGTCTCTTCTCTTCTTGATTAAGGATTTTGATATCAGATTTTGCTTCAGAAAGTTGTTTTGAGAGCTCCACAAGCTTGGAGACGCTCTCGGAAAGTTCATTGGGCACTGACATTATTTACATAAAGCTAAGGTCTAATCTTTAAGCGAAATTTAGCACAAGGAGCGCATCATGGTATCTGGAACGATGGTAGAGTTGTTCCAAACAAATGGCTCTTTGGCATTTGGTGGTTCCGAGCGAATTTGCTGGTTCGAGTTGCGAAGAGCACCGCCAACTGATTCTGGGAAACCGATTTGCTGGCGTGGCTCGAGGAAGTTTTGGCCCGCGAGGATGTCTTCTGGGGCAAATTCACCAAAGTCTTCGGCAGACGCAACCTCGCGTGGGAGGAGGGAGGACGCCAAACCAACACCCTTGTCCATACCGCAACCATTTTGGGCTGGAGCCGCGGCTGGACCCGCAGCTGGCGCCATCCCGAGCATGGAGTATTCGCGTTCACGAATTGAATAAGCAGATTTGTTGTTCATAGTGAAGAGCAAGTAGACCAACACGGCGACCGCGGCCAACATCATGAGGTTTTGAGCACGACCCTTCTTCATCATCTTTTATATATGATCAACAATTTTTTTATTCCTCAACCTCATCAACAAAGGCATACTCTTCTGGGTATGTGTCCAAAATTGGGTCTGGATGAACTCTGACCTGGACAACATTCCATGAGGAACCGAAAGATTTTTTGGCAAACCAGAGACCGGCAAATTCCAAAATCACATCACAAACTTTACCCGCTTGAACATTTTCAATGTCAACAGATTCTTGTTGCGCGTTGAATGCCTTGGTGACTTCAATGCGTTCGCCTGTGACTTGACCGTCGGCGACACTGGAAGTGTATGCACCTTCAATCACTTTTTCAGAAAGTTGCTTTCCGAACCAAGTTTCACAATTTTCACGAGCCGCTTCAAGGTTGAGGGTATCAATCGCCCCAATCTTCTGAACATTAGCTTCACTCGCAAGTTCAAAAACGATGTCACCTGAGACATCAGCAACCTTTACTTTATTCAATTGAATAAGGCATTTTCGCTTGCTATCATTGAGAGCTTTTACGAAGTAGAGTCCGTCATCACCTTTCGCTGGGGCGTTGTACAACATATTATGTGTAAATTGCGTCTCAATTCTTTAACCCAATAAAGGGTATCATAGCGGCCTTCTTTATAATTGAGCGAGGCACCCATTTGTCACGCGCTGGTTTATATCCATACAATAACTTAGTATAGTCAATCCCAGGTGGAATGTTTTTACCCGCAGTTGGTCTGTAGTTGTATTCATTCTTCACATACGACTTTGAGGTATTCTTGACCCACTCCTGTTTGTTGAGATTGAACCGCTGGTTTCCATGAGTCTTTGCGTAGCCTGGGATGTTTAGGTTTGGCACAGATGTTTTCACGCCATACACGAGTTGTTTGGAGAGGCGCTCTTCCCGGGGCTTTGTTGTAAACTCTTTGTAACGCGTTGGATTCACCTTGGCTACGAGGGACATATTAACATCACCCTTTCTTCTTGACACGAATCGGAGACTTCTTATCTTGTTCTGGGTTTGGTTATATATAGCGTTGATGCTGTCAGATGGAGTGATCTTCGCAGTCTTGGTAATCATCTTGGCAAGTTTGTACATACGCTGACGATCCTTCTCTTTTTTCTCCGGACGAAGACCCAACTTTTGCATCAGGTAGACATCGTCAAGGAGGAAACGCTTTCCAGCGACATAGAGACGCTTATCGTGGACCATAGCACCTGTATCCTTGTTTTTGTAAGTGACACCTTGCTTCTTTGATTGTATGGCTTCATATCCAAATTCTTTGGGTCTCATGAAGGGAATGTCCAATATACCACCGAGAACTTCTTGTGTGATTCTTCCCTTCTCGATTGAGAAATATCTAAGGTTGAGATCAAGTGCGAAAAGTTCTACATCAATGAAAATGTCACCCTTACCTGGTTCAGCGCCACGCTGAGACTTCTTCTTCTTGATGAGAAGGTAGCGCCGTGTCACATATGGACCATTTTCAGAGAAACCCAGACCAAGGAATCGCCCCAACTTGGTCTTTTGGGAAAGACGCTGTTTGATTTTCGTGTTGACGCGCCTCGCGATTTCACCCAATTTGTTCCACAAAAGGAGCTTGATACCCTGAAGTTTACCAAAGTATTTGTCGTCATATGCAATACTGGGGATGAACTTTGTGTCTATGTCACTCGTAACGAGGCGATCGGCTCTGTCCAGATACATATTGAAAGCTTCACCCCCGGAGACAATGAGGTCACCCGTGGGCTTGAGGAATTCTGCGAGTTCAGCCGCCGTTCTAAGAACAATGTCACGCACAGAGTCTGTAACAACAGCGTAGATCATCTTTTCAAAATTTTCCTTACCATGAACTCTGTGCACTCTCTTCCTGAACGCGGCAAGGTTATCTGTCTTGTAGTACTTTTCAAGAAGTGGATCGTTGAAGAATAAATTCTTCTTCATGAACCTATTGATCACAGCTTCTGAATAAATTTCAGTGTCCATT